CAAAGTGCGGCAGTAATAATTGTTTTACCTGCACCAGTGGCAATTTCTTGTAGGCTTTGTGGTGCTTCTAAAAATTTATTAATTGTTTCTACTTGGTAGTCACGTAAAACAATTGGTTGCCCAGCACAAGGATGATTGTCTGGCCATGTTATATCTGATAGATAATTTTTATCTATTAATTTAAATTCAAAATTATGTTTTATTCTTTTGTCATCAAGCTCAACATATACTCCTCCAGCTTCAAGTATTGGAAGAATTTGATCAACTAGATTAAGATATGTTGTACCACCAAGCCCAAAAAAACTAATTTTGCCATCCCATCTACCTAGTTTAACTGCCGGTAAATGATAAGCATAAGGAACTTGATATTTAAATTTGTTGGCAAGTTTTTGTCGCCATTTTAAATCTAAGTTTTCAAATTTGACGTTTACTTCGTCTTTTATTACCAGTTTACATGAACTCATAGTTTTATTACAATGTCATCATTCCAATCCCAAGAGCTTGGCTGACTATCACTATAATACAACTTTTTAGGTAAGTTTTCAAGTAATCTTTTAAGGTTCTCTGTGCCTGCAGAATAATAACCACCACCTAATGTAATTAACGAGGCACGTGGTTTTATTTTTGATTTTATTAATGATCGAGGTATTCTGTTACGTACAAATATAACTTTAGTTGTTTGGTCTATAAATTTAAATTGTTTACTCATTTGGTGTAACTCGAACATTTTGTCATGAGTCTCTTTGTCAAATTGTCGTTTAATTGACCACCCACCCAAGGTATCTTCGTTAGGTTCTTTTAAATCAAAACCCCAAGATAGTTCTTTTAATATGTTAATACCATTACGTTCAAATGTTTTAATCCATGTCCAAAGTTCGTCTATGTCTTTTTTATCAGTCTCATCTCCAGTAATTGGCATTAAGATAGGGAAACAATCTAGTTCTTTAAGTCCTGCTACAATCTCATCTTGGCTGTATTCATGTTTATCTATCCAAAGTTTTTGGTGGTGTTGTTCTGCAATTTTTTTAGCTGTGTATGTTTTGGCTTCAACATTAATGTTTGTTGCTTTAATTCCTAAATTTTTTAAAGCATCAAGTTGCAATAACGGTTTTTTATCTTTTAAATTTTTATTCCAATATTCCATCATGGACTCTGGAGCATTTTCTAATATAATTTCTCCACCAATTAATTTTGCAGTAGGAATTTTATAATCTCTTTTTTCGTTTCTTACTTCGTAATAATCGTCAAGTAATGTTACGTCAACAAATTTAAAATCATATCTTATTGCAATTAGTGTAAGATAATATGTCAGAACATCTGTTTGTTTGAATGTCCATACCTTAGATTCTCCGTTGTATTTTGCGTATCTAGTCGGAAGGGAAAATTTTTTCTTAATATGTCTTATAAGTGTGACAACTTTTTTGTTGTAAGGAAATTTTAAATCAATTAACGATTCTTCTTCTTCGTCTTTGTATTTTTCTATGCTTTTAGCAAAATCAATCACCCGGAAAGGTTCGTCATAAACAGGTTTATCTAGTAAAGGTTTTATGTCCATTTTGTGTTTTTGGAATTTAGATAGGTACCTTTTTAGTATTACAACTGCAAGTTTAGCCTGCTTCTCAGTCCACGGATATTGAGCCTCAGCCAGTGATGTTACAGTTTCCTTATCTTTATAGTGGGGGTTAATATGGCTCTTATGACGATCAGCATAAAAATAATCATTATATGCTAGTATTTTAAGTGCTTCATTAATGGTTTTTGGTAAAACTGTTTGCATTTCTCGACCTTAATTTTTGATAATTACTATTATATTATAACATAAACGGTAATATTGTCAACTATGAAAAAGAGTTTAAAAAACACACGAAAGTCGTTGAAAAAACAACTAAAAAAGACGCTATTAGTAAAGGCAAATATTCAACAATATAAGCCAACTAGTATAGTAGCCGCTCATTGGTTTAGAAAACTGAACGCAATATTGTTTGGTAATAGATTAGGTGGTGTACAAATTCAAGTTAATAAATTACAACATGACTGGGGTAGATGTATTGCTAATTGGGATAATAGAAAAACCCCCAAAGGTAAATTTAATCAACGTATAATTCCTTATCATATACCAATTGATTATTGTATTCAATTGCATTGTAAATTTCCAACATGGCAAGACTTTATTGAGACGTTAGCACACGAAATGGTGCACTTATATCAAATGACTGTAATTAAAGATCCTTATTCAAATCATAACAATAGTTTTTATTCTTTTAAAGAAAGTTTTAAGAGGGTTGGTTTAAAACTGTATCGTTAAATTCTTTATAATTTAATATTTTAAATTTTCCAAAATTAGCACTCGGATTAGACACTTTCAAATAGTCTGGTGGGTCATTATGTACAACAGTCCAATTACAATATGGTCTCATTTTTTGTATTTGTCTAAATTGACTCAGCCAAGTTTCAAAAATAACATCGTTATGTCTTGGCCCATAATTTTCAGTATCTTGATATATGTTGTTTAATTGATCTTTTCCGAACTCACGGAAATCAAACCCAAGCAAATAAATGTTTTTATGTCCATGTACACAGGCAGTCCAAAATGCTTGATTACCTGATATCCAGTGTGGATTGTTTGGAACCAAATGTAGATATGAGTTACTAATATTTTTATGAGGGTGTCTATTAACTTCTAGTGCAGGAGCATAGTGAATACATTTTTCATATACTTTGTCTTTTACCATGGTATTAGTCATTTTAGCGTCAACACTAAAAATAAAGTCTGGAACAAAATCTCTATACAAAGCATTACAACCATATGTTTGTCCTGATGCTTTTAAACTGTTTAAGTCAAATCCTTTACGCGAAGGACCGTTTCCGATAATATATGCATTACCTCTAGGTACTGCTTTAACTTTGTCTTCGTAGTATTGAGTTTCTTGATATTTTTTTCCACCTCGAATTATAAGATTGGTGTTAACTGTCTCGCCAGTATATTGTTTCCATTCAATGGGTTTAATGTCTGCTTCGTTCATAATAATCAAAATCGTCTTTATAAACTTTTTTAATCCTTTCTTTTTGTGTTGGTGTTAATAGTGTGACTCGGTTTTGACCTTGTCTTAATAATTTTTTTGAGCTAGTTTCGCTTGTATTGAAAGTTGGGAAATCTTTTTGTGGTAAAAATGAATTTTCTAATAAATCTTCAAATCTATAAATTATATCAAACTTTGCTCCTGGTTCACATAACCAATATGTCTGTGGCAAATAATTTACTCTAATTGCTCCTCCTTCATACTCATCTATCATGTCATCAATACTTTTCCATCCGTGCTTTTCTGCTGTGCCTTTTACTTTAGAAAACCACACCCAACTACTAGCAATTCTATCCATTGGTTCTCGTATTATTGTTATTATTTTGTAATTAGAATAATCATAGTCAATAGCATCAAGTTTATTTAATATACCTGAAAGTTTTCCGTGTTTTCCAAACCCGTGGATTTTTAAAAAAGTTTGTATAGTATGATGTGCTGGCCACTGACACGAAAACCAGATTCCTCCTGTACGTGGTATATGTACATAAATTATTTTTGCATCCGAATCTAGCATCATTATAGATACTTCTCCTTTAATCTTTTTTTAATTCTTGTCCATGGCAATCCTTGTTTTATTTCCTCTGTTGTCCATTCAGTATATGCTAAACGATTTGCCCAAGTTTGTCTATCTGGTTTGTTTGGATTATTAATATTAGCAAGTGTAGTATTACCAACGTCATAACTTAAACTAGCTTCAGATACAAACACAGGTACCCCATTAAACACAGATTGCATAGCAGGGTTACTTGAATAATTAACTACTGCCCAAGCGTTTTTTAGTTTTTTATTAAAATCAGTATCGTCAATTGTTGTGTGATCTCTTTGTGGTTGGTTATAAGAAACATTTTTCCATTTTGTTGTATCTAATCCTATAGGGTTTCTTGGATGAGGTCTTACTAAAATTTTACGATCAGTATACTTTCTTATCTCGTTTATTTGTTGTTCAAACCACACATTCATAGAAGGATTGTTTCTCCATTGGTGGCTTTTGTGGTGTTGTCCGCATATTATAATTGTATCGCCAGTTGACTTCCATGGTTTCATTTCTATATTAAATTTTTTCCAACGTTCTTCAGCAACGTTTTCATTAGCAAAATCTGCTTCTCTATTAACGCCATTAATTCCAACTTTAAATGTTTCATTTCTTTTAATACCCCCAACTTCAAGAACTACAACTGGTTTATTTTTATTTTGGCATTCGTTCCAAGTTTTTTGGTATCCAAGCATTCGTCCTTGCCATAATACTGACCATATTACAGCAACATCACTATTTTTATCTTCGTTTAGTTGTATTTCATCTCCAGCTTTTTTTAAACTCTCTATAAACGCTTCAAAAACGTTTTTAGAATTAATAGGACCAAATTTGGTATAAACACTTATTTTCATTTGTTTTTCCAATAATCAACCGTTGCAATGGAACTTTTTTTAATGTCCTCTGCACGTGAACTTTTAGTATCTTTTCTATCTCCTTTAAAATGATCAATATAAAGCCCAAGTTCACTATTTACAAATACGTGATGTCCTCTTACACCTTTAGCATAACCTATATCATTTACTTTTGCATTGTGTTTTTGTCTGTACTCCTTAGTCATGTGCCAGAACACATACGAGTCATGCCATTCTAATAAGTCAAATATATTTGCTGATGTATAAAGGTTTTCCCAATCTGTAACAAAGTTTTGTATAAGCGGATGGTTAATATTATAACAAACAAGTCCACACTCGGGATATTTGTTATCTTTTATATTACGTTCTCGACCAAGGTACGTAACCAATGTATCATCAGGGCATATACTTTCTATAAATTCTATTGGTATATCTCTAAATGTGTATGTGTCGTCGTCAATCCAAATTACGTAATCATAATCATTATATGTTTTTACTGCGTGTGTAACACAAGATACCTTGTAACTAAACTTAACTGCGTTCCATAAGTATGATTCTTTCTTTGCATCAAGTCCGCCTTCTGTTGCTAAACGTAGAGAACGTCTAACCCCACCAGGAATCTCATTAAGTTTTCCTATAGCAACTGGATCGCTTTTATATTTTTCTCTAAATTTATGTAAGTCTGAATTTGCTTTATCTATATCAACCCAAGTAACGTTTTGATTAAAATCAGGTTTTTGATCTTGATAGTAAACAGTTATATCAGCATTAGGCCATTTGTCAAGTACAGATTGTACCATACGTTTTGCGTACTTGTCCCAATCACCAGGTTTAAATGTTGTTATGATTTTATATTTCACGTTTTTATTTTATAAGTTTTAATCCAATCTTTTACTATCATTGCTGGTATATCTGCTTTGGTATTTTTATTCCACCATTCTCGTAATGGTACAGTCCAACCCGTTTTCATTTTTGTAATAATTTTATCAGGTAGTCTTTCGCTATAAGCAATTTTTGATAACATTTTTGTATCACCTTTTGCAGACCCAATTTTAAAATGACTAGGTATGTTCATACAATATTGCATAAACATTTTAGTTGCTAACGGAAAACGTCCTTCCATACCATATGCCATACCATACTTGTCATTTCTATTAAAAAATTCTTCTGGTACTTGAGTAATACAATCTAATGCCATATAAGAACCAATTGGGTCTTCGGGATTCCATAAATCGTCTGGATAGCATTTGAGTAGTTCCTTACGCACATTATTCGTATCCACAAGCAACCATGTCTTCAATCCACTAACAGTTGCCCTAATATGTGTTATTGGACGTTTTATTCTGCGAGTCCAATGATCAATAATAGCGGCCCAGCTTTTAAATTTAAGTTTTTTCATTTTCCAATATTTTGGATACCCACCTAGTATTTCATCACCCATATCACCAGCCATTGTTACTACTATACCATTGTCATGTAATACTTTATTAGTATAACAATACATGGCAAGACTTGGATTATATGCAGGTTGTTCCATAAAATAAATCGAATCATCCCAGTAGTCTTCTATTATTTTAGGTGTAATTATTACTTCTTTATGATTAAAGTTTTCTTGATCAGCTAATACTTGAGCACAGATGGCATCTTCGTTATAGTTTTCACCACCACTAATTATATTTGGGTTCATCTGGTTAGTAAAAGTGTTTGCTTCTCCCATTATATTTTTAAGTTCGTATGCAATTAAACTTGAATCCAACCCACCACTTAAAAATACTCCAATTTTTCTTCTCCCAATACTACACATTTTTACTGTTTTACGTGCCATGTTTCTGAACCCTTCGGGATCAAAATCCAGATTACTGTTTGGTTTTATAAAAATTCTTTTATGTGATTTTATTTTTTTATTTGATATGTTATAAACTATTGTTTCACCTGCTAATAATTTTTTAATTCCACTAAACACAGTATTACGTGTAGCATTAATACCTGTATGTGCCAAACAACTCATTGCTAAATTATCTATGGAACGTGAATTAGGGACTTTATCTAACATACCTTTTATTTCAGAACCAAACACTAACCCTTCTTTTGTTTCTGCATAGTACACAGGTTTTATACCTGCATGGTCTCTGCTTAATATAATTTCTTTTTTTGCCATGTCATAGTATGCAAAGCCATGCATTGAATCTATTTCGTCTATAAAGTTTAACCCATATGTATCTAGACCCCATGCTAATAGTTCTGTATCACAACCTGTTGTGTCTTTAAAGTTTTTATATTTTTGTTTAAGTTTATAGTAGTTGAATATCTCACCGTTGTAAGTTAATCTGTTTCCTTTAGGTGTACGCCATGGTTGTTTAGATACACCGGGATCAGCCATGATGCTTAAAAGATTATGTCCTAATGTAACAGTATCGTCGTGCCAAACACCTTGCCCATCGGGTCCTCTATGTTTACACTTGTTAATATATTGATTTATAAATTCAGGATCTCTTGCTGTTATTCCATATATGCCACACATATTAACCCTGTCCTCCAGGCTTTTCACTAAAGTGTTTAAACTTATCTGGAACACCTCTCCACTTTGCTTCGTCTTCTGGTGGAGTTCCTTTTTTTGTAATTACAGGCCATAATTCGCTGTACTTTGTATTATGATCAATCCAATTATTTGCCGTTTCGTTAGTATCAGGTTCGATTGCATCTACAGGACATTCCGGTTCACATACTCCGCAGTCTATACATTCATCTGGTTTTATGACTAGCATATTCTCCCCTTCATAAAAACAATCAACAGGACAAACTTCAATACAGTCCATTAGTTTACATTTAATACATTTGTCGTTAACAATATAAGTCATAATTTTTTTTTATTCTTTCATTTAATTTTGCTAATCCTGGCCAGTTTAATAATATTTTTTGTTGCTCCTTTTGTAATTCAGTTATATAATTTGATCTGCCTTTTCTAAAAAAAGCTGGGTTAGTAGGTTGCAGTTTATTCCAAGTAGTTTGTTCTTTAGCATATTCAAATGCTTCTTCATTAAACTGCCCAAATATAAAGTTTATTATTTTTTTCCATTCCTTGTCCTCTTGTTTAAGGGTTTCATATTTTATAATTAGTTTTTTCTTTTTGTGTTTGTCATGATGATCTAATTGTAAATTCATAAAATTAATAATGCTGTCCATGCCCCAATATTTTTCTCCAGCAAAACTTATAATATTTTCATGCTTTGGGCATTCAAAATTTTTATAAGGAATATCTTGTAGGTATGGCCAAAAACTAAACAATACATCTATTGGATCTCTAAACAAATATATTATTTTTTGTCGTTCCATCGCTTCTTCAAATAAAAATTTATTTTCTTTTACTATATTAAAATAATCTTCCCATGGGATAAATCCCGGCAGACTTAGATAGTCGTGTCTAAACAATATTAGAGGTATGCCAAGATTTGGTTCCGACAATCTATTTTTATCTAATTGTTTTTTATAAGCAACATTGTAATTTTTTGAAATATAATAACCTAAAAAATATTTTACCCAAGTACGCCCACAACGAGGAAAACTTGATATTAAGTAATGACAAAACTTATATTGATATCTTAGTAAAATGATCCTCCGCGGATATTTCTCAGGATTCGATATTCTTTTACTTTTCATTGTTTGCCTTATATAATGGAAATAATTTCTCTTTAAAACGTTTAAACACTGTGCCGTCTCTAATTTCTTTTTCTGTCCATTGTTTATAACCCAAGTCATGAACCCACTGTGTTCTATCAGGATATTTTGGATTTTCTATATCTTCTAAAACAGTGTTTGCTACAGGCCAACAAATTGCAAGATCTGAGGTAACAAAGGTAGGAATTCCACGAACGCAAGAGTCGATACTGGCAGTAGAATTGTGAGTAATAACAGCATGACAATTATTTAATGCGTCTTGGAAGTTGAATCTATAATGCTTTTTCTCATCACCACTAAAAAACTTTTGTCCTATTATAAGTTCACAATCTTTAGGAAATTCGTTTTTTCTATTTTCCATTGCGGCCATGTGATTTGGGTGTGGACGTATTAAAAATTTTCTTTTTGTTAATGGTCTTAGTTTTTTATGTACATCATTAAACCAATCAATAGGATCTAATTCGTTCATACTCCAATTATCTTTTGGTTGTAGTACAAATAATATTGGATCTTCTGGATTGGATTTCCGCCATGGTTCGTATTTTATTTTCCACAATGCTCTCATTTTTTCCCACCTATCTGGTGGACTATTATCACTTAAAAAGTTTCCATTATTCATTGGAGAATATAATGCTACACGCCAATGATGATTAGGATCTGTTATTGTATTGCCAAAACTTGATAGTATACCGCCATCAAAAGTAATAATGTAAATGCCTTTTTTCTTTGCACGTTCAACTAAATCCCTTCGTCTACCTTTAGTATGATGCATTTGTTTTGAACCACCGTAGCCAAACATACAACCTATTTTAGCAGTAGGCTCCATTTCGTTTTCAGTCCATGAACCTGTTTTATTTTCATTAACCATAATAGGATTATCTCCAACAGCTTTAATTCCTTCTGCCATATATTTTAAAAGATCCCAACTAGCGCCACGTCTACGATCTTTTACTGTACGTCTAAATATCTCAACGTCCATCTAATATCTCCATAGCGTATCCGCTTCTAAATTCTTCTTGTGTAAATTGACCATAAGCAAGTGAATGAAACACTGGTCTAGGATCTTCGTATATAGGTGTTTCTATTTTACTAAAGTCTTGCTCACATATAGGCAAACAAGGGTTTTCAAAGTTAGCAAAGCAAGGTACACCGTTTGTTAATGCTTTAATTGTAATTGAACTATTAAATGTTACAACTGCATGAACTTGATCCCATTCAAATGGTTTTTGTGGTTGTTTATTTGCACTTGGTCCAGGCATTAACTTTCCTTCACCATCAAAAAATGATTTAGGATTATAAGGTTTTTCTCTAATAACTATTTCTCTATCTGTATTCTCCTTCAATATTTTTAGTGTATCTTCTAACCATGAACCACCATTAAACATTAATGCAATTGAATGACTAGGTGGAACGACTAAAATATATTTTCCGTTTTTATGATAAGGCAGTATTTCATTTTTAAATGTTTGTTTAAATCTATCATCGGGTTTGTTATCAACGATTGTTTTAACGTGTTGATTTTTAGTACATCTCATCCAGTAAGGTGTACCTCTACTTTCTCCCCAATAAGGCCTATCAAGATAATAGAAGTCTATTCCTTTTGTTTCAGCCCATCTATATACTAAATTACTTCCTCGCAAAAATCCCATAAACGCAACTTTTTTAGCATCGGTTGAATTAATTGTTTCTTTATATGATACAAGTTTAGAGTTTGGTAAACCTCTAGCTATATTTTCAATGTACTTTTCTGTGTTATGTCTTTCAGTTTTTACACAATAAATCATATTATAATTTTAAACGATATCAATCCAAAAGCCTAATTAAATCTGGTATATTAACCTCAAAATTTATTAAGTCATTGATTCTTTTGACCCCTTTAGGTTTTTTATTTTGATATCCAATTGGTATTGTTGTTGCTAGGTGTAATTCGTGTTTTAATCCTAAATGATGAGATAATAAAGGATAAACTTTTTTATGTAGCATTCTTCTATCTTGTATTTCAATTACTTTTGTATCTGGTTTGCACCAAAGTAAATTTATTAGTCCTGCACCATGGGCCGCTAGTATATGAGTTGCTTCTGCAAAAGTTTTAAATTGTTCTTTTATAGTCATATTTTCTAATGCAACTGTTTCCCAACCTTTTAATGCTAGTACTAGTTCGGCTGAGTTAACTAGTTTTCTTGTTTTTGCACCAGGTCTTAATACAATTATTTTTCTATGTGGTTCTAAACCTTTTAAACCAAACAGTCCTTTAAAATGTCTTAGCCAAGCTGGAAGATGTGGTGTTGTTATACCATCATCATGATTGCTCATTGACGGAACAATTAAATGTTGGAAACGCCAAGTTTCTCCTTCAGGCATAACATAATATTTTAAATCTGGAAACATTTCTTTAGCAACTTTATCAAAGTAAGCACTAGGATTGCTTAATACATAAATGAATCTTGAAAAATTTAATACACCTCTTTTTTCTATTAATCTAAATTTTGATATAACATCAATCCATATATGCCACGGATTGTTTGCACTCTCTTTGTCTATAGGCAACCAAACAAATCTACCTGCACCGTCAAGTTGTTTTTTAATTGTAGGTATTTCAATATCAATAGTAGGGTTAGTCCATTCATTCCATAAACCGTGGATTTTTTGGGGTTTGTATTTGTATTTGTGTAATAAAGGCCAAACATTTTCAGTTATAAGATGTCTATCCTCAGTAATTAAACAAGGCAAAGTATTAACTGAACAGTTCCTAAACTCAGCAACAAAAGTTGGCAAACTATGAAAATGTGTTTTAGGTGCCTTCTCGTGATATTTCACGTCAAATGAGTACTCATTATCCACTGTTTCAAAACGATCTAAGAAGTATTTTATGCTGGTAATATTTTTCACTGTTTGCATTTTAAATAATTATACTATAAAATAGCAGTATGTCTAAATTGTTTTCAAATGGTTGTAGTTTTTTAGGTCCTCGTCCTAAAGATGATGTTAATACATTTGTAACAAAAATACTTGCTGAACAATATAATTTACAATTATTTAATCTAGCTATGGGAGGCAGAGGCAATGATCGGATCAGCTTTACTACAAAATTATGGTTTGAACAAAACGGATACAAAGATACATTTGCAGTTATAGGTTGGTCTAGTTTATTTAGAAATGATTATGTTACTAACGATGGTTGGAAAAAAGGTAGAATACCTAATATGGAGTTAACTTGGCGTACTTGGAAAGTTGCAGATCAACTTAGATTTGTTAATTCAAATCTCGGCTGGGATATTGATGATACTGCTACAATGAATTTTTTAGATCATGTTTTTGACTTACAAACGTATTTTAAATTAAACAAAATTCCATATGTAATGTACAATGCTTTACCTAATGCAGTTAATTTAAATAATGCTGACTTTAATAAAATAGTTGAAAGCATAGATGAAAAAAGGTTTTTTAAATTTAATAGTAATCATTATGATTTTGTAATGAAAGAAAACATGATTGTAAGTCCAAACGACCCACACCCATCAGTTAAAGGACATACACAATGGGCAAACGAACTGAAAGAATTTATAGATGCTAACAATTTACGCACCATTTAATAATCCAAATAGCAAGGCATGGGAAGTGTTTAATGGAGTTGAAAAGTCTTGGCCTGAACAAGTTATAGTAAATGATAATAGTGTTGCAACAGAGCCTTTAGCTAATTCAATGTTTTGGGGATTTGTTAATAATAACTTACAACTAATTAAAAAATTAGAAGCACGTAAACAGCAATTTTGGTTTACTGATACACCATATTTTGGAAGATTTGATAATAATAATTTAAAACCAGACAACCATTATTGGCGTATTTGTAAAAGTAGAATACACGTTCCTTTTATAAAAGATTGTAAGTCTGATAGATTTGACAAGTTTAATATCACAATAAAAGCACCAACCTTAACAGGATCTCATATATTAGTTTGTCCTAGTTCAACAGGAATACACAATTATTTAGATAGGCCAAACTGGATACAAGAAACAGTAGAAGAAATTAAAAGATATACAGACAGGCCAATCAAGGTTAGAGAAAAACCCAGAGGTAGAGGAACATCAGGACCAAGTGAGGCAACAGTTCCACTTTCTGAAGATTTAAAAGATGCTTGGGCGTGTGTAACAAGTTGTTCAATTAGTGCCATTGAAGCAGTGTGTATGGGTAAACCTGTATTTTGTGATGAAAAAAGTTTTGCTAAGGCAATGGGTAATTTACATTTAGCAGATATAGAAGAACCTTTTTATGCTGACCCAGAACCATGGTTAAATAGTTTAGCCTATCAACAATTTACACCTGAAGAATTTACAAACGGAACTGCTATAGAAATTTTAATGGATAAAGGTATTTTATGAACATAGAAAAAATAAACGATCTTTGGCTACCATCAGATGATGCTCAAATAGAACAATGGAGGAAAAAAGGTGCTCCACATATGCAAGATAAATGTTTAAAAAGTTTTGTACAATATTGTAATTCACAAAATAAAAAATTTAAAACTGTTTTAGATGTAGGTGCTTGGTGTGGTACTTGGAGCAAGACAATGCAACCTTATTGTAAACGTGTGATTGCTTTTGAACCAAATAAAACAAATTTTGAATGTTTGCAAAAAAATATGGGACCATTTAATCATGTTACTTGCAATAAACTTGCAATAGGAGATAAACTTTGTAATGTGTCTTTAACACAAGAAAGTGCAACACAAAATACTAGAGTAGGAAAAGAATCTAGCAATATTCAAGATGTTCAAATGTTTAATATTGATTATTGGAATTATGATGACGTAGATATGATAAAAATAGATGTCGAAGGGTATGAAATGCGTGTGCTTGAAGGTGCCTATAAGACTTTAACATTCAACGATGAGAACCAATCTAATGTACAGTATATTATGGTAGAGCTTAATAATAATACAAAAAAATATGGCTCAAGTAATTTAGAGGTTGAAAAGTATATAAAAAATTTAGGATTTAAAATTCTTATAAAAATCTGGCCAGACATAGTATTTTATAGAGCATGATGTACGAATATTTAGAAAATTTAGATTTTAAACCAAAAAAAATTTTAGATTTAGGTGCATGGAACGGAAGTTGGACTAGAGATGTGAAAGAATTTTGGCCTGATGCACATTATACTTGCATAGAAGCAGGAAAAAAACACGAAGGAAGATTATTAAAATGTGCAAATGAAGTTTTTATTGCTGTATTAGGAAACGAAAATAAAGAAGTAGATATGCACTTAAGACAGATTAAAGGCCATAAAATAACTTATACTAAAGGATCAAACATATTTGGAATTGACACATTTCCTTCACAAGCAGTAGAAAAAAGAAAAATGCAAACACTTAAATCTATTGTTGGCAACGATGCAACTTATGATTTTATTAAACAAGATGTACAAGGTGCAGAACTTTTAGTAATGAAAGGCTCGCCGGAGATTTTTAAAAGAGCAACTTATGTTTTAAACGAGGTAAATTTATATAAAGACCCTAAACAACCTCTTATACCTGATGTAGATGAGATGGACCTATTTATGCAAAGTTTAGGATTTAACAGTAGTGCCATTATAGGGGATCATGGAAAAGTTAATCAAATAGATAAATTGTACTGGAAAAATTAATTGGTATAAAAAGTTACTCTTTTTCTATACTTCATAATAAAAGTATTAAATGTAATACGGTTAGTATTTTTATTACTTTCATATGAGTGCCAAGTATGTCCTTCTTGTCCACAAAAAATAAATGTATTATTAGGTTTCCATTTTGCTTCGCCTACGTAGGCATCTTTAGTTTGTGCTGTATAAAATTTAGTCCCAACATTATTTTCTGGCGAGACATATGTTACAGCACTCCAAATTTTTTCAAGACCTTCCTGGTGTATGTGAAACTGCCATGGTAATGGTGGAGTAACAGATATATGTACATTGACTCCTAGGTTTTCATACCATCTATGCTTTGGATACTTGCCACATAACACTTTTATATTTTCATATAAACTTTCACATATATTCAAAGTTTCGTTATAAAAATCTATTCCATATTCTTTATAATCTTTTGGATGAATTTGTACTAATTCTGTTGTTGGAAAATTTAATTTTTCAATACATTGTGTTTTTAATTTTTCAAATACAGATTCATCAAATGTGTTTTCAATAATTTGATGAGGCCATGGAGTAGTAATTACATCTGTGCTAATGCATTTATCAACAAAATTTTGCCCAATCATTAATGAAAGTTTTCGTAATCTTTTAACCAAGCTTCTAAGTCTGGTCCATTAAGTGGTTCGGGTGTAAGCCATTCCTGTACACCTTTAGTCATTTGCCATTTACCACTGCCCATTTGATGAGATTTTTCAGGTGCTTCTATATTCCGTCCAACCATATATCTACGAGTTCCAGAACCATATGGTGCAATTTCTGTATGAATAACAATTAAGCCTAATTGTTCTATTTTCTGTAACATTCTTTCTTTGTGGTTCATATACTATTAGTTATCTTACTATTTTTATAATTTTATTGTATTTGTTTATGCTTAAATCTAATTGTAAAACCGGTCTGTTAGGTAAAACTGATTTCCTTTTAATTATTTTTATGTTTTTAGATCTTGTTATTAAAAATGTATTAGGTTGATATTTTATAATTTTTCCTTTTAGATCTATATCGTTACCGGCTTCCCTATCAGATCTTTCTTTAAAAAACCATAAACAAATTACTTCTTTATTTTTATTAAACTCACGTAAGTCTTTAAAAAATTCAAAACCAATTTTATATTTGGTATCAAAGTCTTGCCAAATTTGGTGAGAAAGGTTGTTTTGGTTTTCGTAAAGTTTATCGTATTCTTTAAGATTAAAAATGCCAGTTGCGTAAATGTATTCAACCGGTTCTTTGTGATAATGAGGTTTTCTTAATTTTTCCCAGTTCATTAAACATAACTAATTCCTCGCAAGGAATTTAGTTTTAATATATTCTTGTTCTTCTTGTCTCCATTCTTTACCGTAGTCAACGTCATTCCATGATTTAAGTCCAATGTCTTCTGGTATGTAACCATTTTCAAACCACGGCCCACCACGTGTATAGTGAACCACTTTAGCATCATTAGTTTTATACCAACCTTCTAGGTAGTTGTATTGATAAGGTATTTCACCAATTTCCTCATCTTTAAGCCAGCGGAATCTGTGTAAGAACGGTGTAGTTTCGTTGTTTAAAACTTCTTTAGTAAGTTTTTTATTGGACGGATGTCCACAATTCCATAACATCATTGAACTCCAGTTTTTTCTTGGATAAGCAAATTGTTGTTTGCCGTCCATTTTAACTTCTTCTTTTGGTTTATAATCGTGATGAACGCACATTACAGCATATTTGTCATCAGCCATATCAAATATTTCCTTTACATCACTTAACCATAAAAAGTCACAGTCAACAAATATTGCCCAACCTTTATAATCATTTAATATAGGAACAGCAAAACGTGTAAGACTAAACTCTGTTGATGCTTTTTTATCAATAGGACGATTATAAATTCCTGCAGTTCTTAATTCGTATTGTTTAATTGGAACAACTTCAACATCGCTTTTTGTTCTTTTTAATATTGAGTGTCTAGCAACCTGAAATGCTATGTCTTCTCTTGAATCCCAACCTATGTATATTTTCATTTTCTTCCTGATAAAATTTGGTGTATGTCTTTCCAGTTATTTACTCTGGTAATCTCAGGGTGGTTGAAGTCTCGGTTATATGGACGGTCGTATAATAACACCTTTAAACCGTAATTGAGCCCGGCTAAAGCGTTCTTAGGCTTGTCCTCGACCCAATACAGTCCGGTGTTGTGAAACTCTGCTAATGCTGAATCTTTGTCTGCTCCTGTACCTAATATGTGGTAGTTTGAAAAAACATGATCCCCAAACAATTCTCCAAGTCGTCTTTTACGTAATTCTTGTGCTGGCTTGTCAGATGTTTGTGAAGTAATTGGTATAAATGTCCAACCTTCTGCATGTAGTAGTTTAACCCAAGTTTGTGAATCTGTCATAGGCCGTTGTGTTCCCATCCAAGCACTTCTGTTAAATTCTCTAATCTCTTTTCTAATTTCTGGAATAGTAACACCAAAACGCTCTGCCATTTCGTAAGTGTTTTTTTTGTCTTCTAACAATCTATATGGGTGATATCTATTTCCTTTTTTATCAAAGAGTGTTCGCTGTAACATCCATTTAGTAAAATGGTGTTCCCATTCTAGTAATACGCCGTCTACGTCAGTAAGGATTATTCTATTTGATTGTGGCATCTTCCATACCTGCTACTCGTAGTTTAACAATGTTTGTTATTTGCCACTGTTTTTGGTCGAGCCCTTTGGTAATGCCTAGCCATTGGTTTCTTACTAAAGCAAAGTCATTTATAAGTTTTTGATAATCAATTACTTCTGTTTCACCGTCAACATATTTTTCTGCTTCTCTACTATTCAATGCTCTATTGTAATGTTCAAAGTATTTTATAAATGCTTTTGATCTTATACGTCTTAATTCTATATTAAGATACTCTAATATTGCTTCTAGTTGTTGTAATTGTGAAAATCTTTGCTCAACAATACCTGGTAAAGAAGCACTTGCTTTCTCAAGACTACCAAATATTTTAATTTCTTTTTTTGCTTGTAATAATTCTGTATCAAAATAATTGATACAATCGGGAATTTTATCTAAATTTCTACTTACTTCGTTATACCAATTCATTATTCCTCACTATCATAATCATCATCTTCTTCTTGGTCCTCAAACACAGAATTAATTGCTTGTTCTAGTTTAGGGTCATATTCTGCAGATGCTTTAATTTCATCTTCATCAACACCTATATCTTCTAAACTTTTTACAAAGTCAATTGCCGCGTCTGATTTAGTTCTTTCTGGTAGATAATGTAGTAGTGAGTTCCATATGCGTTCGATATTTTCATGGGTCATGTCAGACATTATTGTTTTCCTTAGGTTCGGTTGTTGTTGATAATTTATCAAAATCTTTCATCAACATCATTAATTTATCTCCGACCCAGGCTTTTCTGAACTCAATATGCTCCTTCTTAGCACTATCTACGTATTTTAACCTATTTCCTTGTTGTGTTAGTACACCTTTTTTCTCAAATAAGTCTACTAATCCACTATAAGGATCCATTCCTGTCTCGTATGGAATTTTTACTTGTACTGATTCAAATGGTTTTGAAAAACGTGTTTTCATTACTTTACAAGCCGCTCTAATTCCTCTTATGTCTGTAACTTTATTACCTTTTTCGTCTTCTTTAAGTTTTAATTTTTTCATTGCAATCACAATTGAACTTGCATATATAAATCCTTGTCCGCCCGATATTTTATCATCAGGATCAAACATATCTTGTGATGCGTATGTGTGATTAGTTGCTATAAGTCCTACGTTCCAACTACCAAACATATTAACACAGTTCCTTACAAGTGCTGTTAAGGCTTTAGGTTTTCTACCTAAGTCACCTTTCATTTCGCCTTTTTCAAATTGATCTACGTCAGTTGGTGTTAGTAACATACCTAAACTATCAATTACAATTAGTACTTTAGGTGCGTTCTCTTTATCTTCGCCATGTTCATCTTTGTAACCCTTCATGAAATCTGAAACTGTTCTTGCAACATCGTCTACCATGGATAAACTTAATCTTAATAGTTTCTTTTCGTCAGTATCTACGCCAAGTGCTTCTAACCACGATTGGTCTAGTGCATTTTCAGTGTCAATTAGTATTACATAAATGCCTTGCTTTTGTGCATTACGTACCAAATTGCCAGATGCTACAAAAGATTTACCCGATCCCGATTCACCTGCTAATACTGTTACTTTGCCTAATGGAACACCTTTGTTAAAGTCACCACTTATTAAATAATTTAATGCATAGTTTCCTGTAGAAATCCAATCAGTTGGATCGTTGAATCCTATGCCAAGTCCTGATATAGACTTTGTTATATTTTTTCTAAATTTTGTTACGTCAAATGGTTTTGTCATTTTTTATAACAAAATCCAAAGGATAACTAATACAATTAATACCCAAGCAGGTACTTGTTTGTATAATACCCAATCTATAATTTTTTTAATTTCTGTTTTCATAATATCCTTATTATAATACACAAGGCCTTAACTGTCAACAATTAAGGCCTTGGTAAATGTCAGATTATTTTGCTTGTCTTGATCTAATTAATTTCAAAATATCCTCTGCTCTTTTGGCACTATCACCTGCAGGCTGAGCCGCTGGTGTTGGTTGAGCCGCTGGTGTTGGTTGTGCTTCAGCTTTTACTTCAGCATTTACCGGATCAGCAGTCTTCTCAACTGGTGCAGGTCTACTTGCTGTTGGTACAGACACTTGTCTAGCACCTATGCCTGCAGGTCTAAAGTATTGCCCATACTTCTCAAGATCATAAGATTCACCTTCAACAGATTTTTCAAATAATTCCTTAATTATTTTAACTTCTGCATCTGATGGTTCTTTTGGTCTATAGTCTGATAAATTATGTAATCCAAATTTATCAATATTTGCTCTTTCTGTTTCGTCTAGAGCACGTTCTCTTCTTGACCATTTTGACGTTGAGTAGTCAGCGTATCCACCTTTAGTTGTTTTATTAATTCTAAAGTCAACACCTTTTACATAATCAGTTGGTAACTCTTCCATTTCCGGATCAAGTAACGCCGATCTAATAATGTTAAAAATTTGAGGTCCAATAATAAATCTTCTAATTGGATTCTCTGGTACTGTATCTTCGTTTAACGGATTAGTTACAACAAAACCTTGGAAAATATAACTTTTCTTTTTCCAATATTTTCTGCCCATGTCTTCCATACTTTTATCTTTAAACCATGGTCTAACTTCTGTTAGAACTGGACAAGTTTTTCCGTACATCTCCATACATGGTACTTGTACCTGGATTGGTCTAGAATCACTTTGACCTTTAATACCTGCAAAAGGTAGTTTGATCATGTTTCTCTCTGTCCAGAAAAAAGTATTACCTTGATCTTTGTCAGGTAAGAATCTAACGACTGCTTCTGAGCCTTCGTTTATATTCCAGTGTGGATAGATGGCGTTGTCTCCGCCTGTTGATGAAGTGGAGCGATTCACTTCTTGAGATTTTAACTTCGCTCTTATTTCAGCCAATGTAGCCATAATGTAAGCCTCCTTGTGTGCCTATGTTTGTTGTTTGCCTAAATGTATATTAGACATATAGTACATAATATACAACTATATTTATCTATTGTCTACTACTATTATTGGAAAAAGTGTTATTGTTGGTAATTTGCTAGTTGAGATATTCTTTCAACTTCGCCTTCAATGCCTGCGATGTCTTGTGCATGGCCGTCTGCTTTGGCTTTAATTGATTCTACTATTTTACCTCTAGATTCTTTTAATTTATCTGCATTAAAATTTTCAATTGCAGTTTTAATTGCAGTAGTTTTGTCACCGCCTTCTTTTAAATGTTGTTCAATAAAAGGTTTAATATCTTCAAATTTTATTCCTTCAGCGGCTTCCCAATCATATTTGCTCATTATATGACCTACATATTCTTCGAAGTCTTCTGAATTCAAAAAGTCTTGCCAAGTTTTATATTGTGCTTGTAAATCTTTATTTTTATTCCACATATCTTGAGCTACTTGTGCTCGGCCATCTTCCATATCTGGCATACTTTCTTTAGGATTAACTGTATTGTTAACCCAATCTTCAAATTCTGCTGTTTCGCCTCTTGCTCTTTTGTCTAGTTTAGGATGTTTTTTAGGATTAAAATCTCCTGGATCAATTTCTTGAGATGCTTTGTCGTATTTTGCTACTAATGCTTTTGCAATATCTCTATTTTTATTAGCATCTGGATCTTCAGGATCAAAAGGCATTCCAGTTTTGCTCATTTGATCTGCTACTCTAGAAGCAAAGTTTGCCACTCTGTCCTCATCAGGAGTTTTTGTTAGCATTCTAGACGCAATATCTGAAAGTGTTGTCATAATTCTTGCATCTTCTGGTGACGCTTTTGGAACATCAAATTTTTTCTCATCAGGCATATTTTTATTAAGCAATATTTTGCTGTCTGGGTTTGCTAAAAACTGTTTAACAATCATTGCGTGGTCAACTGCTGGCTCAACTGGAGCATCAATTGGTTCTTCACCTGGGTCTAATTCTGTTACTGGTTGTTCCTCTTTTGGTGCTTCTAACTCACTCATAATTTTGTTAATAAGTGGAAGTGCATCTTCTACTCTGTTGTCTAAATTTTTAAGTGTAAATTTTTCTCTTAATTTAGCAATAGTTTCGTCGTCTAAAACAATTTCTTCTGATGTTTTAAAGTCTTTAGATGCCGCTTCGTAATGAGGTTGTTTTGATATATTTCTTATATATTCTCTTAAATTTTCTAATTGTAATTTTGTTTTTTCTATAATATCACCTGCATTATCGTTTAATTGATCTTTATGAGAAACGTATCTTGAAAATGAATTTAATTTTGCAATATCTTCTGATGTTTTAACAATGTGTTCGCCAAATTCATCATGTGGTCTTCCACCGTTAGCAACGTGTCTTTGCATAGCTCTTGCACCTGCTAGGTGTGTTAATGGATACTTAAATCTTTCACCATCTTCGTTTTCAATGTATAATGATTCAATATGTCTTGATCTAGAGCCAGGAATTTCTTCATCTACTTTGCCTGAGTGTCTAACTATTAATCTTGTTTTTTCTAAGTCTTCGTATGATCTTCTTGCTGTGCCTGTTAGGCCTTCTGAAACACCTGCTAGTTTAGTAATTTTGTCTAGTTCATTAGCTGATTCAGTTCCCCATATAGTTCCTCTTCTACTATCGGGAGTTCCTCTTCCTTTACCCTTGGCATTTGCGGCTTTGTTTTTCATCATTCCATGTCCTACCCAATCATCTGGATGATTAAAAGGATTTGCTTTTTGTGCTACCCCTTTAAGCATTGTCATTAATCTTGAAGTTTCTTTTGGATCTTTAGCAAGTATTTCTTTAAAAGCATCAGCGGCCGCAGTTATTTCATCACGAGTGTAATTAGATTCTCCTGATTTCATTTTTGTAACTGCTCGTACTAATGATGATTTGTCATCTACGCCAGGAAACTGTTTTGCAATAGTTGTTGGTGCCACGCCCCCAGTTAATCCTGCTTCTGGCTCGGCTGGTCTTCCTTTGTCGGCTGGTGCTCCTCGATCCACTGGTTCTTCTTTCACGCCTGCTAAATTTGTAATTCTGTTTAGTTCTTCTGACATCTCATCAGTATTTACCGTTGTGTTCGTATCTGCTAGGTTCTTATAATCCTGTTTTGTTAGGTTTGATTTAGTAATATCCCTTACATCAAATGCTAATTGATGCTCTACTGCAAAGTCTTTTAGTTCTTTTAAAAATGCATACCATTCGTCCTTGCTATCTTCGTCTATTTTGTCTATTAAATTACGGTTGTAAAATACTTTCATGTTCTCACCGTCAGCTAAACTAACACTTACGGCTCCAAATGTGTCAGCATCTTCTTTAAATTCAAATTCAAAAAATACTGCACTGCTTGGATCAGCTGTAGGAACACCATTTTCATCTCCTACTTGTATGTTTGAGAATTGTGATCTAATTTTATTAAAAAGGTCTTGTGACGTTTTTGGGTTCATATTGTGTATTTATAAGTTTTCTACAGGCTTCTAATTCGGGTATATAATCGCCTAATTTTGAACCTCTACTTTTGTCTAATATATCGTTATATTCAAAAAATTTCTTTAGTTTGTCGTAATCAACTTTATAATCACTAGTATAGTGCTTGTATAAAGAATCTAGTAAAGATTTTGTATCTCTTTCGTTGTCATAATAAATTTTAGATTTACGTGCTTTTTCCAAACTTGCAATTACCATATCTTTGTTTGGATGATTAAAACAGTTTAATATATCGCCACGATGTCCACCATAATTTAATTGCACTGTAAAAAATGGAAACTTTGTTTCTAAATATTCAAGAGTCTCACCTATAGTGGTAATATTGTATATGCTTACGACACTAATGCAGGCCATTTCATGTCCATCATTTTTTAGTAAGTAAATATTTTTTTCTACTTGTTCTTGAACCGTTTTCCATCTAATATATTCAGTCACTTTTGGTGTACCATCAATACTTACTGTAAATCCAATATCATTAAAATGTTTGAATAATTCTCTTATAGGATTGCTTATTTTCATAAAGTTTGAATTTATTCTTAAATTAAAATTTGTTTTATTTTCTTTAATACATTTTCTTAAAAAGGCATAAAATTCAGCATTTATTGTTGGCTCACCTCCAGTAACATATATTGTTTTTGCTGTATCTAAATCCACAACGTCAAAAGAATCATAACCACGTTTTTGTTTTTCATAATATTTTTTAAAATATGGATGATCTATATTTTTATATTCTTCTTCGATTAATGAACTAAATCCGGGAGTACATGATCTGCACATTATGTTGCATTTGTTTCCAGGTCTAATCTCATAATAAACCGGACTTGTAAATTTTTTTAAATCATTTATATTTTTTAATTTTAATTTTGTCGCCCATTGTAAAGTATCGTGCCATCTTGTAGTTAGGTGAGACCCGAATTTTTCGTGCATAATGCACCACCCACAGTTCTCTTCGTTTGGTAATCCTTTTAACATTCTACTTCTTAAATTATTAAAGGCTTCATTATTCTGCCAATCTATTTTGTCTGTGCTTTTGATTAATGGCTTTAAAGCAGATTCACCCCTTTCACAAGATCTACGGTATCCATTAAAACTTGCATATGTGATCCACGGTCTTAAACAAAAACTTCTATTAGTAGTCAACAAATTTGTCCAATATTCGATTATTTCAAAATTTTTTGGATTTAACATTGTAAATTCAATATTTTTTTCTCGAAAAAACTGTATTAGTTGAAACATTCTTTGAAATAAACTATGGTGCGAATATCTTTCTTGTGGTTGATCTAAAATTATAAATTGATTAAAGTTCTTTTTTGATTCTATTATTTTTTTAGTAGATAATTCATGAGTGCTTGTATGATAGCAACCGTCTAAAATTTCTTTAGTATTATTATTAAACATACCACGAAAAGTTAGTTTATTTTTTTCTGCAAAATTTTTTGATAATTTATGTGCCCATGCTTCTTTTGATGTATTATCGCCAAAACAAAGTACTTTCATATTGATACTTATTGGTAAAAAATATGGAAAAAATATTTTAAATTAACCGTACAGGTTTGCAAATATAGGCATTGGAGCTGTCCATTCAGAAGTTCTATCAGTCCATTTTTCAAATATTTTAGGATCAAAATCTGCTAGTACTTTCATCATACGTGTCATTAATAAACAAGCACTAACCAAGTCGTCGTGCTGTCCAGGCTTTCCTTTATAACTCATACCTGTTGCAACAAAGTCTTTTAATTCAGATATAAGCAAGTTAGAACAAATTTTCATTTTACCACTTTCTACAAGTTCTTTAAATTTAGTACAAGCGTCTATTTTAAATTTAGCAGTAGTATTGAACCCTCTTCTAAATTTTCTTCTATGTCCTTTTCTTATAGGTTCTGATAAAAACATACCCATAATGTTTTCTTCACCTATGTCCATTACTCTCATTAATGCCGCTTCACCAATAGTATTGTTTTCCATTGAATAAAAAATTTGTGGTGTTGCTGTTGAATCTTTTTCTATTATAGTATCGTGAATGTACTTGTTAATTCCTTGTAAAATTCTTATTTGTTGATTCATTGGTGTTGTATTATGATGCCATTCAGCAACTTGTTCAAATGTAGGCAATTCAAATACTTGTATAGCCGCATAGTCACCGCCTGTTCCCATAGCTGGATCAAGTGATACCATGTAAGTCATTCCAGGTGTTGGCCTTTTAAACCAACGTACTTGTCCTGTTTTTTCTATTGGTGCTGTACTTTCCATTTCTGCTAAGGTTATACTGTTAATTAAAGTTTCATCAAAGATTAAGAATTCACATTCGTGTTCCCTTCTAAATCTTTCTTCACCTATTCTAGCTTTTTCTGTATTTGCCCATTCGTCATCTCTATCAGGATGTTCAGACCAGTGTGCTTTCATGGCATAGAAACCGTTAGTTCCTACAATTTGATCATTGCCATATTCGTCAAATTTTTTATTTGCCTCTTTCCAAATTAATGCAAACTGATCTTCATCACTGTTTGGAGTTGAAGTAATCATACATTTACCTCCAGTTGACAATGTAGGAGATAGTGAAGTCCAAAATTCTTTTGCTTTCTCTGGTGGTTGCACGAACGCAAACTCATCACAATATATCATTGTTAAGGACAAACCCCGTCCAGTATTTTCAGTTGTAGTAGTTGCCATTATTTTGGAACCATTATCAAATTCTATTGAGTTTCTGTTGTACTGTGTTACACCTGCTTTAATCCAACTAGGTAACATCTCATAAGCATAACGCACCCTAGACATAATGTCTGATGCACCTGCGTATTTGTGTGCGGCAATTAATATTTGTGAATCTGGATGAAACATAGCATACCAAATAATGTATCCTGATGCACAGGTTGTTTTTCCTGTTTGTCTTGGTAGCATTGACACCGAAAATCTGTGATTGTTGTATGCTTCTATTAATCTTTTTTGATATGGATATGGTTGAAAAGCCATTTCTCCTTTAGTAGGATGTTGTATTCTCATGAATGTTTCCATGAAAAACAACGGTCCTGTTTTAGGATCCATACACTTCTCAAGTTGATCAACTTGAGTTTTATTATATTTGTGTTTCTTATGAGCTTTTTTAATTTGCTCAGAGTCTAATGATACATACGCCATAGTAACACTATTTAATACTATTAATATGTTAAGAAAACTAACTGTTTATGTTTGGTTCTGCTAGGTTAACTGCACAAGGGCCTTTTGCCGCTAGATCAACATCAAATGTTATCTTTTGACCTTCTTTTAGGCCACTCATACCAGAGTTTCTAACTGCTGATACATGAACGAATACATCTTTTTCCTTGTCGTCTCGAGCGATAAAACCAAACCCTTTAGTTTCGTTAAACCATTTTACTTTTCCGCTTACACTCATATTTTTTGATTGTTTTTATTTTTTATCAGAAATTGCTTTTTTCATCGGCTCTTTTTTATTGCCGTCTTTATCCATATCTAAAAAGTCTGGTTTTGCTTTTTTTTCAGTAACTTTTGCCGCTTCTTGATATGATGCTTTAAAGTCTTCGTATTGTGCTCTAAAACTATTTGCCAAATCTTCTTCAGTAATTGTATCTTCAACTGCAAGTGGATTATCTCCTGGATATTCTTTTCTTACTTGTTGTTTTTGTTTGTTTAAACCACCAGAATGAACATTAACTAGTGTGTCAACATCTGAAGTTTTTGGTAAATCTCTTTCTGCTTCTTTTTCAGAATTTGCAAAATTTTCTTCTGCTTTTTCTTCATCTGGAGCAGTAACAACATCTCTCATTTTACCCATGTCGTTTGATCCAATAGCATCATCGTCTGTACCACATACATGACCCGGTTCACCGTGTGGTGGATTTTCTGCTGGTTCTTCTGCACCAATCATATCAGGTGTTACTTGCTGTACACCTGCTAATTTTAACATTTGCATTAACATACCTGCTTCTTCTGGTGAATCAGCAGTCATTGTTATTGCTTCGTCTACTTTTTTTGCTTCGTTTACTTGTTTTTTACCTTCTGTTGTCATTGTATTTGTATTTAGTTCTTTACTCTCTGCTTGATCAGGATCTAATTCTTGTGATTTATATTCATCTACTGCTTTTAATAAAGCATCTTGGTCTAATCTGTTTAAAACACCAGACACCATATATGCTTGGTCTCTACTAAAATTAATATCTAATTTTGAACCCATATTTAAAAATGCTTCGGTTCCTATAGGTAGTCCTTGACCAATTGTTTTTTCCTGCACCGGTGTTTCAGTTGTTTGAGGCTCAGCACTTGCCATTACTTCATCTGGTTCTGGCATTTCGTCTTTAGGTGAGCCGTCATCTTCAAATTTTTCATCAACCATTTTCATTGCTGTTTCAATTTCATATGATTTTGGAAAAGGTGATCTTTTGGCTTCTGCGTCCATTGCTCTTAATACATCTGCTTTTGGCATTTTTAAAGTATCAGGTGCATCATCACGTGTATAATTTCCTATGTATTCATCTGCACCAATGTGTATATCTGACATTCCACCAGGCTTTCTTTCTTCCAAACCATCTTCTTTTTTTATATTTTTTTCTGCCCAGTTTCTTAATTCCATTCTTCTTTGTTGTATTTCCTTCATTAATGAAGGATCTCTTCTATTCACAGGATCTATTTCCATGTCTTGAAGATGCTTCATCATTTCTCTATAATGTGATTCATCACGTGGAGTAACAACGTTTCGAAATTCTGTAACATTTTTTGGATTAGTTTTTTCAACGCTTTCAACAGCATCTTTAACTAGTTCGGGTTTTGTTTCTGCGATTTCTTGTAATTTATTTAAAACGTCTATCATTTCCATAATTTATTCTCCACAAGTACAATTTTCACAAGTACAATTTTCACACTGACAATTTGGATTATTACAAGGCATATTATTTCCTTTTTGGATCTGGATGTGGGTTAGTTGCTTTTGTTAAAGGAGAATCTGCTGGTGAATCTTCTTTAGTTGTAGCATTTTCTTTCTCTTTTGGATTATCGTTTTGTTTTCTATCTTTTAATAATTCTTTTAATAAGCTCATATTTGCTTTTGAAGAATGAAACTCTTCTGCATTTACTTTAGGTGCATCTGACATTTCAATATCTTGTAGTTTGTTTTTGTATTCTGATTTGCCTGCAACTGCCATTTGCTCTTGATATTCTTCTGTTGGTTCATCCGGTTTTCTTACAACAATCATTGCCGGAGAAATATTCATATAATCTGCTAGATATTCATGCATTTCTCTAACTGCTGTTGGATAATTTGTTGTTACATCAAAAATTGTTACAGCCTCATTTGTTAATGCTGGAAAATCTAATGGAAGTGATTGTATTGGAGTTTTCTTTCCTGCTGACATTTTAGCAACTTCAAATTTTTGAAGGCAAGTTTCCATGCGTGTTGCAAAATCCTTGTCGATATCACCTGCTACCTTAATTTTATAGTCATATGATTTAGCCGCTTCTGTAAGATACTTTGTAAATGTGCTCATATGCAATATTTAGTCTTTTTTAAGTAACTTCTTCATTAACTCGTTACGGTCTGATATTACAAAACCGTCGCTTTCTTCAACAGAACCCACGTCGTCTCCACCTGTTTTGTCTATCTTGAGCTTCTTAAGTTGTAGTTCAACCATTTTAAGTTTTTTGTCTATTTTAGAACCCTTTGCATCTATGGCGTTACGTAACATAGTACTTGCAACTTCAAAAATACGCCCTGAATAACGTGAGTCCACATTCATTCCTAAGTCCATTAAATTCTTATAACTTTCTTCAGCTTCAACAGCCAGTTTATCTAATTCTAAATCTGATAAATCTCCTAGTCCTTTTACTTGGGGTAATGAGGCCGCAATTTTGTCAAATTCAGCATAACTTTTTTGTAAATTTTTATGTGTTTCGGGATCTAAATTTTTTGATTTACCAATTGTGTTATTAGCATTTTCTTTTTCTTTTTTATCTACCTTTTTAAACTCTTCTTTAACATTTGGTAAATTTAATATATCTTCTAACTTTTTAGTCATATGCACTATTTAAGACTGTCTGTTCTTGGCCAAACAGTTTACCTTTACTAAAGTTATTTGCACAATGTTCTATACAAGTAATATGAGGTTTGTTTTTTAAACTAGCTGGGATAAGTTTTTGAAAAATTTCACTTGTTAGAATATCTTCAAATGTGTGATAATTTAAGTTTACTCCAGAATATGACTTGATTATTTTTTCCCAAAGGCTTTTATGAATTGGTTTATTCACCAAAACATTCAACATATAACAACAAGGAAAAACAAGACTATCTGCACTTATCTGTAAACGTTTTGTTTCTGCCCATGGGCATTGTATTTCACTAGTCATGTTTTCGTTATTTAAAAAGTTTTTTGTGTAAAATGTTCCTTCTTTTGCTCCACTTAATTCATGCATGGTTTTTTGTTTAGTAGCAGATTCTAAATAGTATGCAATTTTTTTATTTTCATATACAGGAGTTTTGTTTGTCGCTAAAAATCTGTCACTGTATTGAAAAACAATACCTTTAAAACCTAATTTTTCACTTAATAGTTTTGCTTCATCTACTTGATGTTCGTTATGTTTAAAAATTATATATTGCCATTCTGCATTACCACCAGCATTTATAAATGCTTTTGCATTGTCCATAATTTTTTTGTAGTCTGTATTTCTACGATATAATGAATGCGTATCCTCTAGCCCATCGATTGCAAATTTGACTTTCATATTATATTTGGCAAGTTTTCCCCACCAAGCAATTGATCTTAAAGACGCATTAGTACTAACAGTCATTGCATAGTTTTGAAAAGTTTCAAATATTTTGTCAATTTGTGGATGCATTAATGGGTCTCCATAATTGCCATTAAACTTAATTTTTTTTAAACTTTTCATTTTTTGTAAAGGTAAATTTAGTAAATTGTTTGTGTTAATGTGCATTAAAGGTAGATCTTTTTGTAGTTCTCCATAATAATTATATCTAGCACATTGTGGACATTTAGCATTACAAAAATTCGTGGCTTCAATTGTAATACTTTCTATAGTATCAATTTGGTACATTAAAAATTATTTACGTGTGCCTTGATGAAATAACTGGTCTTCTGATACAACTCTAAACCGCATTCTATTTTGTTTGGCATAGGCGTTTGCCGCCTCCCATTTAGCCATGTTTATTACAACTTGTTTTTTCTTTCCCATACTTTTACCAGCACGTTCTAATATTGTCTGGGACATTGGCTTAACCTCAATCATTTCGGCGTGTTTACGTCCATTTTTATCGTTATAAACAACAAAAAAATCAGGAACGTATATAGTATACTTGCCAGTGAAAGGATGTCTGTAAGGAATTTTAATACTTTCACTTGCCCATTTTGCAACGTTAGGATGTTCATCGCATAATCTCATAAATGCTTGTTCCCAACTTGATCTATAAGTTGGTGTTTTTAAACCTACATATTTTTCTTGGTTTTTGGGGTGAAATTTTCCTTTAGCGAATCTTGGTAACATTAGTCTATTATATTTCTAGACACAGTTTCCTTTGTAACAAGCGTTTGCCTCACACCTAACCTACTGGATTTGTATCTATTTGCGTTTAGTACAATGGTTATTAATTCAGAAAGTTGAGCCTCTGATGCATAAGTTAATTTGTCAAGTATTACTTGTGGTTTTATGCTATCAATTTTTGCTTGAGATAAAATTACGTAAGCAGTTGATTCTGCCGCAGTTCGTTGAAAGCCTCTTTTAACAAAAAAAGCTATAGTTGCATCATACTCCCCAACATTGAATTGATACTCTTCTTCATATTGTGTTTTTGTTAATTTGTCAATTGTTTTGTCTAAATTATCTTTTTCTTTTGGTGGTAAGTTTGTATAAAATTCTGCCATTATAATCCTGCTTTCTCGGTTGCTATACTAACGTCTTGTGTTGTTCTGTTTATTTTTGTATATCCTTCAGTAACAAGTTTTCGTATATTAGTAATTGCTTTACTTCTATAAACATTTTTAATTGTGTCGTCTGAAGCAGTATATTCAACATCAGATTCAGCTATTGTTAATCCTTTTCTAGAACCAATGTCTTTGTAATATATTCCAGATGCTATTTCGTCTTTAACATTAGAATCTGTTGTAACAAGATTATATGATTCGTCTGCAGAAAGAAAATCAGTTGTATTAATGCTAGGATTTGTTATGACAGTACTATTTGCTCTGTTTTTATTATCAGCAATACCTTTAGCAGTTGCTATTGCAACACCACCTGCTACTGCCGCACCAATTGAAAATGAACTAATAGGATTTGATATTGTACCTGCTTGTTTTCCAACTTCTAATACACCTTTTTTTGCAATACCTTTTAATTCTTCTTTAACATCTTTTTTCTTCATTTTTTTAGCATTGTTATATGTGTTTGATGCACTTAATATTGCACCTAAAATATTTCCACTTTGTACATTTTTCATTACTGATCCAATACCATCAACAACACCCCCTGGTCCAAATATACTATTTGTTCCACCCCCCAATACAGTTAACGGTGACGGTTCGTGATCATAATGTATTGTTGCAAAGCCAGGTACATCGTTTTTGTTTATAGTTCCACTATCATATAAAACTGTTTCATACATCACTTGCATTGTATTTGCCATAACTCCTGTACCATCTGCCGCATCTAAATTATCATGAGAAAAAGAAGCAATTTTAGGATTTACTAATTGCATAGAAGTAAATCTTTGTTTATGTAAAACAAAAATTATAATTTTTTGAAGATAAGGTTTTTTTCTTTCTATTGGAGTATCCATCCCCCATTTATTAGTTGTTCTATTATCAATTGCATCATAATAATCATCTTTAGTTTTATTAAGTACGGTATCATCCACACCTAGATTTACAGAATCTGCTATGTGGTATTCATAATATTTTTTCCAAAATGCATTTACAGTATCAGCATGGTCATCGTGGAAAGTAATGTTTACAGGATCGTATTGAATACGTGTAGCACAATACATTTTTTTATTGTATTGAAATTTTTCTTCTATATTCATATTATACTTGGGTAAGTCACAAGCCTTAACAAGCATATTAAAGTCAAGACTTTCATGACGATTAAATCCTTTAAAGAACAAAGTTTCGTCTGTTTGAAATATTACATGAAACAGAAATTTCTGTTTTGGCATCAACTTATAATTGTCATCTATATACAATCGTGATGCGTGTCGGAAGTCTTTCATTCCTGGAAGACTATTTTGGAAGCCTTTTAAGTAATCATTAATCTTTGGCATACTGTTATTTATAGCCACAAAAAAAGCGCCTATAAAGACGCTTTTCCTGTATTATAAATGCTACTCTAAATTTGTTTAACCGCCGCCTGTACTTAATGTACCAACTGTTCTTGCTACTGCTGTACCAATTCCTGTACCTTGTGGTGTTTGTATACAGTTGTCATATCTTACTAACATAGTGATAGTTGATGGTTCTGATACGTTGTATGCTAGTGTGTTGTAGTTAACGTTTTCAACATATGCACCATATAATTCAAATGTTTCTAATACATTTGGTGCACTTGCTCCGTTACCACCGTCAAGCATTTCAATTCTGCCTGTAAATTTGTAATCAATACCAGATGCCGCACTTGCTTGTTCGAAGAAATCAAATTGTTTTTGAATTTGTTCACCAACTAGTTTAGTGACTGAGTTATTAACGTCGTCTCTTAAAGTAATTGTAATTGGTTCCCAAGTATGTTTACCTGCAACATATACTCTTGAGTTGTATACATCTAGTGTTACTTGATCAAATGTTAAATTTGGTCTTGTAATATCCATTACTTGTTTTGTTAATTCTGATCTCGGTGTTGATACTCCAAAACCTTCCAGGATAGCTCTAAAACGATATTGTAGTTTTGGCATCAACAAGCCTTGTGATGCTGAACTTTGGTCGTTTGCTAAAGGTACTGTAAATTTTGATAATGTTGATATTGCCATGTGTTTCTCCTATTTATCCAAAAATTAGTTCCCTAATTTTGCAATTTCTCCTGTGTTTTTAATTCTCAATGGTATGTAAATAAATTCAACCGATTTAACTGGTTCAATTGCTATATCTACATACAGTTCGTTTCTGTCTATTCTAGTAGGTGTGTTGTTTGTATCATCACAAACTACTAAGAAGTCGTACAATGCTCTTTGTCCAACTAATTCTAACATAAATGATTCAATTGCTTGTTTAATTTCGTTTCTTGTTAATTCATCGTTTGGTTCGAATATAAACGGTTTAGCAACTGCATCTAATTGTGTTCTTAAGTAGACTGCTAGTCTTGAAACATTGATTCTATCTAATGCCGAAGTTCCTGATACTTTAGTTAAATTACCAAAGTTAACAATTCCTGCTCCCGAAAAGAAAGTAATTGGATTAATTTTAACTGAATGCATCGTATCTCTTATTGACTCTGTTACAGATATTGTTTTAAATTCACCTTCACTTGCATCAATATATCCAACTGATGTTGCATTGTCTACAACACCACGTCTTGTACCTGCTGGTGCAAACCATGGATATGCAACATTGTCATTATTTGCTAGTGTTCTTAGCATCATGTGACTTGATGGAACAACAATTGTGTTACCTGAATTGTCTGTTGTTTGTCCTGATGGATAAAATACGCCCAAGTAATCACTTGCACTTACTAATCCGTCGTCACCGTTGTCAGTTGCCGCCGCTGTGTTATTTGCCCAATCCTGAATTGCTGTTGCTGTACCAGCTAATCTAAGTGGTGAATCACCAACTACAAATGCTGTCTGATTTCTATCAGTGTTTAAGCTAATCATATTAGCAATTGCTTCTGGATAACCTGGACAAGCTATTACGTTAAAACCTCTTTGGTCTTCTCTAATTGCTTGGTTAGTGTCAATTTCTGATTTTAATTGTTGTACAACAACTTTTCTTTGTGCTTTTCTTCCAAAAGTTCCTGAACCATCAGCATTGTTACCTGATTTAGTAACCCATCTGTCTGGGTAGTAACCTGCAACTGATTCGTTGCTGTATCTAATGTTACCTAATCCGCTTGATCCTGAACTTGGATATTTTGCTGTTGTAATATAAGTGTTTTTGTATTCTTTTACATTGTATCCAGAACGTCTAGTATTCCATAACAACATACCTTGTGGATAGTTTGTTGGATCTGGGGCATCTGGATCTAAGAAGTGATCACTTAATAAATCAACAATTGAACTTGCTGTACCAGCCTGTGTATTTCCGTCAGCTCCTTTTTCAGTTGAAGTATGCCATCTAGCATCTGCAAATAAAATACCGTCTTCAGTTGTTTGGTCTGTTTTGTCAACTAATTCCCAAGCCGCACCAGTTGTTGTAACTGCAACTTGGTTTGCTGTGTTAGTTGAACTTAATGTTGCTGAAGTATTATATTTGTAAAGTTTTGGATAGTTTTCTAAATCACTTGTATCAACCCATAAGTCTTTGTTAACAAGTGGAGTACCATCACATTGTGTAGTTGGTGCTGTTGCTGAAAACTGTGGACCTTTTGGAGATGTAGTTGCATTAACACCTAAATAACCTCTCCAAGTTGTTCCATTATGTTCCATGATGTCTGCTACATCAATCGATGTGTCATACCATAATGTACCATCTGTTGGTTCATTGGTTGGTGCACTTGTACTTGCTGTGTAACTTAAACGTTTCCAGTTACTAGCCATTACTTCGTTACCTACAGTTGAATCTTCTGAGTCACCTGTTGGAGTAACATATAAGTTGTCAATTAATGTAGTCGAATTTGCTGTGTATCCACCATAACTATGTGCCACACTTGTACCAAATCCAACATCATCTAATGGTGTACCACTTAAATTATTCATTCTGAACTCACCACCTAGACTGTGTTTAATTTCAATTGCACCTTTGTATGTGCCTGAAGAAATAATTGATGCTGTTAAGTTTGTAAAACCAGCCGCCGTAAATGCTGTTACAAAATCTTCTGCATCACCTAGTGTTGAACCATCTCCCGATACCATAGTAACTGTTTTTGCAGTGTCTAGTGCATCTTGATTTTTTAATGATTCTCTGACTGTAAATGTTTCACCTGCTGTTGTACTTGGATATGTTGTTTTAGATGAAATTGTTGTTACTCCACCTTCATATCTAAATAATTGTAAGTCACCAACGTTTGGTGTATTATCACTTTGTCCGTCAACTGTTTGTTCAGTAATATTATATTGTGTATATAATGTACCTACTGTAATACCAGTTCCACCTGTTGTTGGATCTATATTGTAAATTGCTTGATTGTTTGTTGCATATAATGGTGCACTCACACTTCCAAAAGATCCATCTGATGTACTGTAAAGTTTTACAACAATGTTTGATCCACTATTTGCTGATGTTGTTTTATGCCAAACAGAACCATTAGGTCTGTTTTCATCTGCAGTTTTCCAAGTTGGTCTGTTAGTGTGTTTGTCTTGTAAAAATTTAGTACCTTTATATGTACCTGCTGTAATTCCTAAAGAAGCTAATACTCCAGTACCTTCTTCAAATCTAATTGTATTGTATCCAGCTGTTGAATCTCCAAATCCTAAACCATTGTGGAATATTTCTAAGTTTCCAGTTGTTGCATGAACTGATGCAGTAATGCCGGCCAAAGCCGCGCCATCACCACCATCGCTTGAAATGTTTATTGCTGTTGCAACATCTGATAATGCTGTTCCACCTGGTGTTACCGCAGTACCATTAATGTGCATTGTTTGTCCACTAGTTACAGTAGTGCCTGATGCAACTGATATAACTGGTAGTGTTAAGTGCCAAGCACTTGACCCTACTTGTACCCAAGTATTGCTTGATGATTTTTTGTAAATTTTGTTTGAAACGTGAGTTGTGTTAACTGCATAATCACCTTGTGAACCTATTGATGTTTTAGGTGCACCTGTTGATGCGTTTCCTACTAGGTCTGAAACTGATGTAATCAACGTTGGTGTTTTTGCTGTAAATTTTTGATCTGTTTGTGACCATTCGAATAGTCCAAAACTGCTTGATGCAAGGTCAAACCAGTATGTTCCATCTGATGGATCTGCTGTTGGAGCTGTTGCACTACCAATTAATTCAGAAGTATCTACATTTACTCTTAGTACATATGCTCTATTAGCAATACCTAAGAAACTGTAAGCCGCTTGTAATCCCCATTCATTTAATTCGTAACCATGTAATGGATTTCCTGAAGTGTCTGTATAAAATTTTGGATCTCCAAAAGTTTCTGTTAATTCTCTTTGTGATGAAATTAAGTAAGCAGTATCAGCATTAGCCGCTGTTGTTCCTGATGCTGTACCCGAACCTGATCCTGGTGTTTTATCTGTTGATGATGTTACTATAAAAAGAGGTGTAGTACCTGCATCTGATGGTACATAAAAACTCTCATTTATTACACTTACTTCTACTCCTGGTGATGTTAATGCCATGTTTTGTATTCTCCTTGCAATTATACGTATACTAGAACTATTTATGTAATCAAATGCATTTTACGACATTATTCTACAAAATTTGGTACCTATATAGGCGACGTAAATACGATTGTAATGATTATAGGTATAAGGCCGTTATGTACACAATGTAAATCTAAGCCAAGAGCTTATGGATATAAAAAAGGTACGAAAATTTATTGGCGTAAATTATGTGATACTTGTAATCGTAAAAAGAAAAAGTTAAAAATAGGTGGTGTTACAGCATTACAAAGATCAGGATATCATAAAAAATCTAAATGTGAATTATGTGGTTTTAAAGCACAAGATCAGTTGCAATTAGATGTACTTTTTGTAGACGGAAATTTAAGGAATACAAATAATGCTAATTTAAAAACTGTATGTGCTAATTGTCAAAGATTAAGCAGTGTGCGTAGACTTGGTTGGCGTGTTGGTGATCTTATTGCTGATGAATAATTCGTCAACTTTTTCAAATAGTTCTTCTTTAGTTCCGTTATTTTCAATAACAAAATCAAAGTCACTATTCAACCAATCCCATTCAGATTGATGAGCACCCTTTTCTTGCATTTCTTTTTGTGTAGGTAGTTCACCTCTTTTTACACACATAATTTTGCCACCTTGTGCTTTAATAGTTTTAATTTCGTTTACAAATCTTGTATCTGAAATAACAGTTGGTTCACCTTTATATCTGCCTATACAACTATCTATCCAAATAGCATCATACATTTGACCACGCATTACTTCAGTACCAAAGTATTGTAATACCCACCTAGGTGTAACTTCTTTACCAAAACGTTCACTCCAAAAAGCATCGGGCTGTTCACGCCATTCTCTACTTTTTTTAGTACTACCTTCTAGAAGTTTTCTATCCCAATTAAACATTGATGCTACTGCATCTTTTAAACTTTTTGCAAAACTATCACGTTTAAATCCATGATATTCTACAAGATGTTCAGCGACAGTATCTTTACCAGACCCCATTAATCCTACTAATCCTATTAACATTAATTGATTATACTATTTTTTTAGTCTTTTTTCAATCTCTAATTTTGCTTCTTTTACTGCACCTAGGATGGTTTTTCTTAGGTTTAACTTTTTATTTTTTAACGCACTAATAGACATATTTTCTAAATCAGTTACAATCTCTTCCAATTCATCTATGTCACAATCACAATATCTTTTATAACGAGAGTCTTTCATTCGCTTTTATTTAAAATTATATGGTTATGAATTAACCAATAACAAAACTGTGAGGTGTTCCACCTTCTGCAAAATCGCCAATTTCTTGGTCTAATCTTTCCATTTCAGTAAGGCCTTGCTGTTTAAGTTCAGCACCATTAAGAGTTGTACCACCCTGTGGACCAGCAATAGTATTAAATTTGCCTCTTGCTTCTCCTAGCATAGTTTTTGATACTGCTAGTGTGTAATCTCTAATCCACGGTTTTGCATAAATGTCTTTGAATAATGTAATATCTGGCCTAAAATTGTCAGTATGCATTAAAACAGTTTCTTTATCTGCTCTTGGTCTTTGTGTTATTGTAAGTTTTTTAGTTGCAACGTCAAAATGAAATTGTATAAATGAGCCAAACAATTTACCTATTAATTCTTGATAAGAAGCAAAAGCAAAATACGTGGCTAATCCACCTGTTGCTCCTGCTCTTAACAAGTACGTATTTGTGTATGCTAAATTGAATGGTTCAAATAATGTACCACCTTCGCCACCTTCTGTACGTGAACCTACTGTTCTTCTGAATAATTTTCTCACATTAATAACTTCATCTGGTAAAATATATGTGTTTTGATTCTCTTGTAATTCAAGAAAAGCATATGACTCTTCAACAGCATTTGAAGAACGCTGTCTGTATCTATTGATTGCTCTTTCTAGTGCTGTTTGATAGTGTTTTGGGTCTAATTCAACATCTATCATACCCTCACCTAGATTATTTTTTACGTAATCAAATATCTCTTGTTGGCCTGTTTGAAGTTCTGACATACACATATTTATAGTAGTTGTGCAATCAATAAATATGTGTGATATGCCAAGATTATCCATTTTTAAGCCAGAAAAAGGCAACGACTATAAATTCTTTGATCGTAACATTAAAGAGATGTTTACGGTTGGGGGAACCGATCTACATTTCCACAAATATTTAGGCCCCTATGACCAGGGAGATACTAACAAAGACGGTGAAGCATCACCTACACTACCACAGTATTCGGGCGATAGTCTTAACGAAAGAACGATACAAGATTTACTATTTTTAGAAAATAGAGATAGAAAATACTCACCAGATGTTTATGTTATAAGAGGAATATACAACGTACAAGATATAGATTTTAATCTATCACAATTTGGTATGTTTTTACAAAATGATACAATATTTTTAACTGTACATATGAATGATATAGTTGAAAGATTAGGTAGAAAACCTATGTCTGGAGATGTTATTGAATTTCCACATATGAAAGAAGACTATTCTTTAGATGAAAGTATACCAATTGCACTTAAAAGATATTATGTTATAGAAGATGTTAACAGAGCGGCAGAGGGATTTTCACAAACTTGGTGGCCACACTTGTTAAGATTGAAATTAAAAACACTAGTTGATGCACAAGAATTTAGAGATATTATAGGCGACGCTACAACAGAAGGATCGGTTGCTAATTATATGTCAACTTATAATAGAGAAAAAACTATTAATGATCAAGTTGTTGCACAGGCAGAAGCAGATTCACCAAAAGCAGGATTTAATTATAAACAATATTATGTTGCACCAATTGATGAAAGAGGAAATATTAGAACCGATAATGTTAATACTACTGATAGAATTAGTACAAATAAAACAATAAATGCAACAATAGATACACCAGCGGCATCACATTATGGTTTCTATTTAGACGGTGACGGTGTTGCACCAAACGGAAATCCTGCAGGATTTGGTATAACATTTCCAACTTCTAATGTTGACACAGGTGATTACTTCTTAAGAACAGATTATCTACCAAATAGATTGTTCCGTTTTGATGGAACCAGATGGGTTAAAATAGAAGATTCAGTTAGAATAACTATGAGTAATACGGATACAAAAGAAAATTGGAAAACTAAATTTGTTAATGCATCAGGCACAACTAATATTAATGGTTTAACAGTAGATCAAAGACAGTCATTATCAAATGCATTAAAACCGAAGGCTGACAATTAATGTTACATTTTTACGACGGGCAAATTAGAAAATTTCTAACTCAATTTATAAGAGTTTTGAGTAATTTTTCTGTGGAAACAGGAAAAGGTAAAGATGATGCCGTAACTTTAAGAGCAGTTCCGGTTGTTTATGGAGACCCAACAAGACAAGTTGCAAACATTATTAGAAATAATAGTGAAAACGCATTACAATATGCTCCAAGAATTGCCGCTTATGTTAGAGAATTAAATTATGATAGAGAAAGAATGCAAAATCCTTATCATATTGAAAAACAACATTTAAAAGAACGTGATGTTTTAGCTGATGGAACATATGCAGATAATAAATTAGGTGCAGGATATACTATTGAAAAAGTTATGCCTTCTCCTTTTAGGTTAGAAGTTACAGCAGATATATGGACAACAAATACAGATCAAAAATTACAAATAATGGAACAAATTTTATATTTGTTTAATCCTGATTTTGAAATACAAAAAACAGACAATTATATTGATTGGACTAGTTTAAGTTATGTTGAATTAACAAGCACAACATTTAGTTCTAGAACAATACCTATTGGTGCAGATACAGAAATTGATATTGCAACAATAAATTTTTCTATGCCAATATGGCTATCACCACCTGTTAAAGTATCAAAATTAGGTGTTATACAAAAAATTATAATGAGCATATATGACGACGATGGCGGAATTACATCGGGATTAATTGACGGAACATTGTTAACAAGAAGTTATATCACGCCGAACAATTATGGTTTATTAGTTACAGGAAATCAATTAAGATTATTAGGAAGTACTGGTACAACCACAACAAGTACAGAACCAGGAATAGGAACAGGGGGTTCTGGATATTATACAGGTGCTAATGAACCATCAAACTTTGACCCATATGAAACATTTGGACCTGCAATTAATTGGAAAACCCTTTTAGATCAATATGGTAAAGTAAGAAACGATACATCACAAATAAGATTAAAGCAACCAAACGGAAATGAAATTATTGGAACAATTGCTGTTAATGCTTTAGAAGAAACAATTTTATTATTCAATATTGATCAAGATACTATTCCGGCAAATACTTTAACAGCGGTAACAAAAATTATTAATCCTGCAACATTTGACCCAGGAGCAACACCAACTCCCAATACTAGATATTTGATTATAAATGATGTTGGAGATTCCACTTCCACATATACAAGCGATACTTGGGGAACATTGGTTGCTAGTGTAGGTGATATTATTGAATATAATGCTGGTCTTAGTGCTGGCAGTCGATGGTTAAAAGTATTTGATGCATCACATCCAGATTCTACGCAACATTATGTTACAAATTCACATACAGGAATACAGTATAGATTTAATGGTACGGAATGGGTTAAATCATATGAAGGCATTTATACTGCTGGTAATTGGTCAATAGTATTAGATGGTGGTGCTAGTGCTGGTTATGATGCATCAACTGACGCAACAACTCCTTGATAAAATCATAATAAATTGTTATACTAACATATGAAAGAAAATATAATTTGTTCTGGTGCCTTGTTTTATTGTACATCAACAAAACGTTTTTTGTTTGTACAAAGAACCGATGCTAAAACACGTGGAATGTGGGGGTTAGTTGGTGGACAAGCACGTTTTACTGAATCTGCATTTGAAGGTTTAAAAAGAGAAATACAAGAAGAAGTGGGCTATACACCAAAATTTAAAAAAGTAATACCTTTAGAATTGTTTACATCAAATGATCAAAAGTTTTTCTTTCATACATATCTTATTGCTGTTGAATCAGAATTTATACCAAAATTAAATAAGGAACATTCAGGATATTGTTGGACTGCGTTTGAATGTTGGCCAAAAAATTTACACGCAGGATTAAAAAATACTGTTAATAATAAAAGTATAAAAGGTAAGTTACAAACTATTTTAGACTTAATTGTGTGATCAGAATTGTTTTATCTCAATTTTTGAACCACCATATGACTCATATATGCAGAATTAACAAACTCAAATAATATTCAAATTTAATATATTTTATATAGATACTAATATAACGATGCAACTTTTACACTCTCGCTCGAGTTGACACCGATCATTAAGCATCGTTTTTAACTTGTGTTAACGTGGATCAGACCTATAACCAGGTGCCACGTTAACACATATCGTAGAGGAGAAGAATGACCATATGATCGAATGTAATAAATGTTATCACCCTTGTCACTGTGATGAGGAACTTCACGCAGACGAATACGGAATATGTCCTTGCGAACATTGTTATTGCGATGTTGTGATTTAACTTATTTTAACCAGCACTAATTTTTATAGTACCGCTATCGTTCCAAAGTTGACCTTCGTTGTTAGGATCGCTTGTTGGTAAGTCGGTTGCCATAACTTTTCCTGATTCATTAACCATTACAGTTCCGGCTTGATCAGGAAAATATATATCTCTTCTTGCTGTTGCATTGGTACCAAATAATCTAGTTTTTTTATAACCTTGTGCCTGCAACATTAAAGGTTTATCTACGTGAACAATTACGCCATCGTTTTGTACGATTAACATTGATTTGTGTTGTCCGCCAACTCTTGTAGTAAAAACTAAACCAGCATCATCTGTTCCTTTTTTTGCATCTCTAATTTTAGTATCAATACTTGCATAACGTATAGTTTCGCCAGCATCGTTTCTACCTTTCCATTGTATTTTTCCTAATATATCGCCTTTTGCTGGACTGTCGGAAATTCTTTCCATGGTCATATGAGGACCACCCGCAGAAGAATCTGCTCTAGTGATCATTAATATATTATTTTCACTAGTGGATGTATTTCTTACAACAAGTTTTTCTAATACTTGTTTTTTGTGAAAGTCGCCGTCTTTATCCGTTACTGGTTTATTATCAGTATCGTCGTCTTCTACTTTCATTAAACTATATCGTTTTGGCATTATTCCTCCTTGATATATTTTTTACCTGTTAATTTTTCAATATCTTTAATCATTTCTTCCATATCAACTCTAACAGTTTTACCTGTTATTGTATTTCTTGAGAAGTATTCCCAATTTCCTTTTTCGTTGTGCGGTGAAAGTTTTGTAACGTTACCTGCTTCGTCTCTTACATATACTTCAGCACTTGACGTATCGTCTTTGGCGTATATGTGTGCAAAGTTGGCAGTTGTAGATGGATCACTATCCAACACGCCTAGTTCTACGTGACCAGTAACCCTTAGGTTAGTGTCATTTAATAGTTGTAAACTATCAGATCTAAATCTCATTGTTGTTGTGCTTGTTCCATTTTTTAGGTGTGCCATTTCTAAAATACCGTCTTCAGATCCGTCTGAAGCATCTAGTATTTTTCCAGTAATGTTAGCGTAGTTTACTTCTTGGTCAGCGTCGTTCTCACCTTTAAAGTTAATCTGTCCAAGATAATCTGAGTCTGCTGGACTTGCACTATTTCTTTTTAATGACAATACAGGTCCCGCTGTTGAACTTGCTTCAGTCATATCAATTAATAATGCGTCACTAGTTGATGTAGTTGTAATTTGTGCACCAGAAGTTGTTGTTTCAAACATCTTTGTACCATCATAATAAAGTTCTGCTGAACCATCCTCAGTAAAGACTGCATGGCTTTCGTCATTACTATTACCCATTATTTGTGTAATACTACCTCTAATTCTTAAGTTACCTGCACCAGCGTCTTGAATAATACTATGGCTACCTGAGTGATATATTTTTAAATCTTCACCAGTACCCATAATAAGTTTGGCATTATCCGCAAAAGTTTTATCACCTGTGATTGTTTGATCATTACTTGTTAAAACTTGTAATGATGTTGAGGCACCTGCCGTTTCTCTTTTTATATGTGTTCTAAAAGCATTAACAGTTGTAGATCCTCCACTAGTACTTGCCGCGGATAATGTTACTGTTGTACCTGATAATGCCGCTGTAAATGTTAATTGATCTGTACCTTTTGATGATACAATTGGTCCTGAACTTACGTAAGCAGTTGACCCGTCATGTACTACAAATACTTCTGAAACAGATGCTGGTGTACCAGACTCACTTGAGTTGTAACCAACTACAACATAGTGAGAACCTGTGTATGAGTCACTTGAAAAAGTGTCTATTGCTGTTGCAGATGATGATACTGTTACTGCACCAACAACTTTTGTGTTGGTTCCAGTTGTGTCTGATTCTGAATCTCCTAATAAAATTCTATACATCTTAACCGCAGTATTTGCTTCATTACCTGTTGCACGTAATCTTACGTTATCACCATCGATGTCTGCTGTCAATGTTATTAAAGCATTATTACCAGTGTATACGTCGTTGTATGTTGTAATAAAGGCGGTTGTTCCGTTGTGAACAACTGAACATTCTATGTTTTGTAATTCTGTTTTTGATGAATTGTTTGCACTAATATAATATTTTGCACCTCTATAAGAAGCATGAGCCCAGGTATCTATATTTTCTACAGCACTATCAACATCTGTGTTTAATACAATTGCAGTTGCACCTGAAGACGTAGCACTTGTATCATCGCCCATTGCAATTCTAAAGAATTTAATTGAGTTTACATCACTTGTACCTGTACCTCTTAATCTTACTGTACCAGTGCTAATATCTGCTGTATATGTTAGGTGATCATTATCTCCTGATCTAATACCACCACCTGATGCAACAAATGCCGTTGTGTTATTATGTACTAAACTTATTTGATCTGTGGCAGTTTCTTCATTAATTTCGTCTCTTGTTACCACAAGATAAAATGCAGAATCATAAGAACTTGAAGTAAAAGTATCAATGTTTGTTGCGGAAGTTCCAATAGAAGTTTTTACTCCAGTTGTTGTGTCATCTAAATCTGTTGTTGAAGCAGTTGTTGTAATTGCTGTCCAACCCGAAGAGTCATATCTTTCATACGTACTTGTTGTTGAATTATATCTTAACATACCAACTTCACCTGATGATCTTTGTGCAGTAGTTCCTGAAGGTAGTTTTAATGATCCAGTAGCACCGGATAAATCAAGCATTTCCGCTTTTAGTGTGAAATTATTATGTGTAATATATAAATCGTCTGATGTTTGTGCGTTTGCTCTATAAATGTTATTGGCCTCCATTGCCAATCTTGCAAAATAAATTACATTATTTGCTGATGTACCCTGCATTCTTAATCTTGCTTTTCCACCAGATACATCTGCTGTAAATGTTGCTAAATCTGTTGACCCAGTTCTTACAACACTTTCACTTATAGTTGCATCTGTACCAGCTGAATTAACAGTCAACGTTATTTCAGAATTTTGATATGCAGTATCTCCAGAGTGTCCTATATTAATAAAGTATCTTGCAGACCTGTATTTGAATACGTCAAATGAATCAATAGTTTCGGCTGAAGAGTCTATATCACTTTTCTTACCGTAAAATGTATTGTCAACTTCACCTAATTTTGTTTTAGAACCCAAATCTTGTCTATATAATATTGCTGTGGCAGATGTACCACCAGTTGATGCCGCTGTTAATGTTAATGTTGATGATGAAATTGTTGATGTCATGGTAAAAGCATAATCACTTCTAGTTGATACTTTAGCATAATCGTTAAAATATACAGTTGTACCGTCATGAGTTAAACTTACTTCTGAAATTTGATATTCAGATTGTGTTGAATCTTTAAATAAAACAACATATTTTGCACCTTGTATTTCTGTTTTTGTAAATGAATCTATTGTTACTCCAGCAGTAGTAATCGCTGTTGATGCTTTTATAATTTTTGAGTTTGTATTTGTAACTGTTTCATGATGATCACCTAATGCAACTCTATAAATTCTTAAATTTGTATGTGTGGAGCTTTGTGTTGAACCAGACAATTGCAACATATCTCCAGATATTGCCGCAGTAAAATTAACTATGTTTGTACTATCTTCATTTACATCGTATACAGAAATAAAAGGAGTAGAATCATTGTGTACAACAGAAATTTTTACATAACCAATTAATGAATTGTCATGATCTTCCATTGTAACATTATAAACAGCACCTCTAAATTCGTCTAAATCAAATTCATCTATAACTGCTGATGTTGTTCCTAGTTTATAATAATTAAATTGTTTTACTGCTGTGTTATTTCCACCACCACCACCTGAAGAGTCTGCAAATGATAATGTTCCACTTCCGTCGGTTTGTATTACTTGTCCGTTACTACCGTCTGATGTTGGAAGTGTATACGCACCATTTATTGAAGGAGATGTTAATGTTTTATTTGTAAGTGTATCTGTAGTATCTGTACCTACTAACGTTGTTGTAGCATTGGGTAAAGATACTGTTCTATCTGCTGTTGGGTCTACAACTGTTAATGTAGTTTCGTAATTGTCAGCAGTTGCACCTTCAAAAATAATAGTGTTTGATGTGTTTAA